TTCTTGTCTTTCGATATTAAATGCAGCAAAAGGAATTACGTTATAAACACCGTACTTCTCTGAAGCTTCTAACTTCAAGAAAAAGTCTCCGTATTTACACATATTTCTAATCCACCAACTTAAATTAAACTCAACGTTTAATACATCGTAGAATAAATTGTAAAGAATCTTCTGAATATTCTCGTCGTTTGATCTGATGTGAAGAACTTCTCCCATATCATTCTTAAGAGTGGATTCTTCTGAAAGGATATCAAGGGCAGAAGCAATAATTGCGTCAGTATCCATTGCATCATACTCAGAGTATAACTGGGTTCTTAGTGTTTGATAGTTAAAAGAAGATTGGTATCCGTAGAGAGATGTTGGTGAGGTGGTATAGATTCTATTGTATCTAGCCATCAAAGAGTTATTCTCTAACTCTCCCGACATCTGAATTTGATTTGTATCAGCTACTTTTAACTGATCCCCACCGACGTTTCGGATAATAACATCTGTAGAAAATAACCTACGTAATCTCGAAAATATACTGGTATCAGCCATTGTTTATTATTAATATAAGTATAAATAGTTAATAAATCCACCTTATATCTTCTTTTCCTCCTTTACCATTGTCTATCTCATAGGGATTAGCAACGTGGGAAGGTAGGTAGACTCCTTGATATGATGGTTTTGTCACTGTTATATTGTCTAGAGCATTACGGGTTAGGTCTAATCCCTGCTGACGGAATTTCAAAGCAGTGTCTCTAATGTACATTGCTGTACCGAAAGCCATTACCAAGTCATCGTTATACCCGCCTTGAGCTTCTGCCCTACCATTTTTCCATATAAACACTTTCATTTCTTCAATTAGGCGTTTGGAATGAATAGTAACTGCTTTTTCGTTAACGTATTCTTGGAATTTACCAATTACTAACGGTCTAGTACGTGCATTCATCGAGAATCCAGCTACCATATTTGAGTTATGATCGTACTGATCGAAGTAAGAATCAGAAGATACGTTACCTCCTTTAGGTGAATAGTATAAATTGTCGTAACCTCTCTCGATTACGGTCTGGATAGTTGACCATCCAATAGAAGCATTTTCAATTACTAGTAGTGCTTGATTGTATTCTGTTGCTATTCCTACTAGTAAATGACCAAATTCCTTGGTTCCTAACTGTCCTTTATACTCTCCAACTTGAGTATTATTCTCAATATCAATAATATGGAAGGTAGAATAGTCTTTTCCGTCACCTCTAGCTACGTCAGCTACTACCATGTAGCTTCTTGAGTAGTCAACAGGTTCCCATATCCATAAATTCATATCAGCACCGCGTCTTTCCATAGGATCCGTCATATAGGTCTGCTGGTAGAACTCTAAATACTCTCCGTAAAAGACAGTATCTCCGGAAGTTGCGAAGTCACAATCACATTCCTGTGCTGCAAGACGTGGATCTCCTAGTAAATTATCTTGAGCATCTCTCCAGGTTTGGTTTCTTTCCGGGTGAACATACCAAGGTAACTTAATTGGTAGGAATTCATTCTCTTTTGCTTCAGCTCTAACCCAGGTTTGGTGAAACCAGTTACCGGTTCCGTAGGGAGTTGATAGTACAATCGCACCACCACCCGTTGCTAACGTCTGTTGAGCTGATGCCCATGTTTCGGCAATGTTGTCAATGAACGCCGCCTCGTCAATCAACAGTAGTGATACAGCTTCTGAACGAGCAGCATCTGAATTTGATGATTTAGCTGTGATTTTTGACCCGTTTGACAGCCGTAAACTCAGTTTATTCTTCTCCTGTGCATCGATTCTTAACCAAGAAGGTAAGTTATCGTACATAAATTGCACTTTCGACACTAAGTTACGTGCAGTTGCCTGTGTTGTTGCAAGGGTTAGAACGTTTTTATCCTTGTGAAAAAGCATTAACCACAGTGCATATCCTGCTCCTAAAGTCGAAATACCTAGCTGTCTTGACTTTAAAATGATAGAATATGGGTTTTCTTGGAAGTGAGTCAGTACTTTTTCCTGAAAAGGATATAGATGAAATAAGATTCTACCTCTTAATGGATGCTGGATATAACAGTATTTCTTCATAAAGTGTACGGGATCTACCACGCACTTTACGTATTCCTGTCGAATGACTGCTTTTAAATCTGGTTGACTCATAGGCCGAAGAAGATCGATAGTAGTATAGCTAATCCTGCAGCTATGTATGCTCCATTCTTAGATGCTCTAAGATTTTCAATTTCCTTACCGTAAGTTATAATAATAGAGTCTTTATTGTTAATAACTTCCTTGTATTTATTTTCGTTATCTTTAAAAAGAATAATTGCACTATCTCTATGTAAGATAATGGTATCTTTAGCAAAGATAATCTCCTGTAAATTTGAAATAGAATCACGGGCAAACCCTAATTGAGTTCCGCAGTAAATTCTCTCTTCCCTAACCACTAAGGCTTTCTTCAGAGTAGCACAAGGTACACAGCAGGTATCACTTGAAGCTTTCTGAGAATAGAGCGGCGACATCGCTATTAGACATAGCATTAATACGCTTAAGATCTTCTTCATGTTCTTTTTGTTCTCTGGCAGCTTCTGCTGCGGTTTTACTTAGTTTATTTTCTAGCTTATTAATTTTACTCTTTTGGATATCTACCAGAGAGTCTAACTGCTGTACTTTAATGTTGTTTGCTTTAATTTCGTTATTTAACGAATCGATTCTCCTTTCGTAAATAGAAACGTCAGGTAGTTTTTCTGCCGGTTTAAAAAAACGAGTATACACAATACCTATTCCAAAAACCAAGACAATAATCCAAATTAATGTTTGTTTCATGACTTGTATATCTTTAACTTGAGTGTTCCGGTTCCTTTGATTACTCGGTGCCACTCATGTCTCTTTATAAATATAGCTTCATTTAAGGAAGTTGGCAAGCTATTATCTAGCTGTAACTTCCAATCTGTTTCTCCAAGTATCTCCACGGTTCTATCTTCATCATCTCGATGCCATAGTAATTCTATGGGGTCAATGTTTTCGTCGAACTCACGAATGATATACTCATCAGTAACTTCTATGTCTCTGTAAGGTTTCTCCATGTTACAACTTCGTCTAATTGCTCTTTTGTCCAGTAACTATAATAATCAGTAAATTTAAGACCATTTGACTTAGAAGTCAAGTCAGCTAGGTCTTGAACTATCCAAATATAACAATCCGGAAAGGTGGTTGTTACTCCGTTAATTACAAAAGGGTTTCTAGGATCGCTATCTAAAACTACTTTATTGTTATGTCTGAAATTACGGTTAAGCATTTTAGTTTTTGCTTCTAATGCTTCTACTTCGTAAATTTCATAATTAGGTAAATAAAAGATACAAACTTTATAAACTTGAACGTTAGCATTACTTATCTGGAATGCTATGTCGTCTAGGTTTGTTTCTTCTACGGTATATTCTTGATTAGTAACAGCTGCCTTAGCAAAAGGACAGATTGGCATGTTACTTAACTCTGGTCTCGGTAAAATTAAATGGTCAAACCATTCTTTAAGCTTGTTTATCATTTTTTTCGTCTGTTATTGGACCTCCAACAACCCAGGCATCACAAGTTCTAGCAGCTGCACATTTGAACTTTAAGAATCTGCAATAACCTAACTCACCGGCTTCAATAACGTCGAAAGGATCTTCAGAACCTTCATCATCACCTATTCCCTTAGCAATGCAATCTAGAGTCTTTTCTGTGATATCAAATGCAGCACAGTTACCACATAGAGACTTCTTAGCTTCTTCTGCAGAATCTAATTTCCACATATCAACTTTAGCCTGCCAAAACTTTTCGTTAGGTTCATTAGGATTTAATGGACCGTATCCATACTCGTTAATTGCCTTCTGTCTGTTCTGAAGGTTAAGTTCAATATTTTGAGTAGGTGCAGGGCATTTAGCTACCTCTGCTTCGCTTAAGATGTCTAGTAGATTAATCATTTCTTTTTCTTTTTTCTCCAGCTTCCGCCTTTTTTCTTATACCACTTAGAAGCCCATAAATTAGCGTAGGCCGATGGATATTTATCAAACTTTGCTCTAGCAGCTGATTTGGCTCTAGACCATAATTTCTTATTAGTTGGATTATAATCAGATTCTAGTATTTGTAGAATCTCAGTTACTCTTGCTTTTTTGGTATTTGAAACGAACTGCCCAGATGCTTTTTTCTTTTTCTGTGCAGTAGCTGCTCTTTCAGATTTAGATAGTGATTGTGCTTTAGATTGAGGTAAGCATCTATCCGGTCTCTGTTTGTTCTTTGAAGTTCCACAAGCACCGGCAATATCACCGTCTGCATCAATACGTACCCACTTCTCCTTAACCCAGTCTCTAAGACTGCGCTCTTCTAAGACTTTTCTTATAAGGAGCCGAAGGTTTTCCATATTACCAGAATCCTGAGTAAGAACCTTTTAATCCAAGCAAAGAAGCATATCTTGGTAATCTACAAGACCAGTAACCTGCTTTAGTTTTATCTTTTTTATTCTTACAGTCATGGCGATCTGCAAAAGCTTTTCTCGCTTTAGGGTTATTAATCTTAGCAGATAATCCTGAAGTATCACCGAAAGAGACTTTCTTTACTTTCTTAGTTTTAGGATTCATTACGTAAACGTAGAACTTTTTAGCTCCACCGCGTTTAGGTTTTCCTAAAGCTACTTCTTCTCCTTGATACTTAGCTTCTGTTAGAGTTTCATCTTCTTCTTCAAGCATTGGTAAGTCTAAAGGAACTCTTTCTCCTTCAAACATTCCATATTCTCCTAAATGAGTTTCTAGTAATATATGCTCATCATCTTCACCTACATCTAAAATATTTCTTGAGTATAATGTTCTTGCTTCTTTCCATAAGTTAATAAAAGAAGTTGAACCATATCTAAAAGTATTTTCTGTTAAAGGTTTTCCGTTTTTGATGTGATATAAAAGATTCTCTGAGATTGGTTGCTGAAATAGAACTCCTTCTGTTAATAGAGGAGCTTTAGTTTCGCAAGTATTACATCCGCAGCTACACATATCTATAAATATTAAGCAAATCCTGTAATGTTAGGAGATTTATTGCTTGCAGAAAAGTTCTTAACTGTAATGTTTTTATTCAGAACTGCTTGCTTAAATTGTTCTTTGTTTAAAAATTTATATTTATCTCCTATTATAACCATTACGTAGTTAGCACTTTTACCTTCATTAGCTATAAAGTAATCAACATACCATTCTAGCAAAGCATCTTTTACTTTTGCCGGATCGGTTAAATCTATATTAAAAGAAGTTTCAAATTCTTTCTCTAAAAGGTTCCTTACTTCCTTTTCTAATTCTGGTTTTGTTTGAAGTATGTATGGAATATAACTATGAAGAGCTTCTTCACCTGATCCTTTTTTTCGAGGTTCAACTCCTAATTGTGCTAATTCTTTATATAGTTTTGTAAGATCTTCATTACGTCCTATAAGTCTTCCGCCTCCTCCTTTTATTTCTATTTCCCTACCTTCAATCTGCACATCCCCTATGTCCATTTTTCTGCCCGCTTTCCCTAGTAACGCTAGTAAAGCTTCTCCTTCACCTACTCCTTTACCTTTTTCTGTAGACTTACCTGCTTTTAATAGCGATACTAGGAATTCTGTAGGTAATTTAGTTTTATTGTTAGCTACTGTAATTATATTATCTCCTTGAGCTAAGTCCTGAAGGCTAATCTGTTTTTCACCACTATTTAGTACATCAACTAATTGTTTTTCTAATCCTGGATATTCATGAATGATACCAAATAGTTCATTACTAGATGCTGCTAGTTTTCTATCAGTAAATACTTTCTGAAGTATTCCTCCTAATTTTTGACCTTTTCCTTCAATTGTATGGTAGAGTTTTTGAATAAATTTAGGGTCTAACAAATCTTTTTTTGTTTGTATTAATCTCATTAAATCCTCGTAGCTGTACATTTGCTGCTCTTCTTCTTCAAGCTGCTGTTTTTCGACTAATTCAAATAGTAGAGCTTTATCTTTAGGATTACTAAGGTCAGGGTATCCTTTTGGAAATCTCCAACAGTTATCCCTTATAAATTTTTCGATTATATCCATTATAATTCTAATTCAGGTTCTTCAGCAGCAATCTCTTCTGCTCCAGGTTCAGTCGCTCCTTCTTCTCCGGCCAGTGGTTCGTTTAGTGCAGCTTCCATACTACCACCTCCACCGCCGCCTCCGGTTGATCCTCCTCCGCCTGTGCTTCCACCGCCTCCGAACTCTGCATCCATATCAGCATTTACTGCCTTACCGTATCTTAAAATACGTGCAATAGCAGACATTGCCATCTCTTCTTCTCCTAGGTTGAGTAGGTAGTATTTTTTACCTTCTACTTCTGCCATCCAAGACCTACCTAAATCTGAAAGGTAGAATTGTTGGTCATTCTCTAGAATTACTCTGAAGCATGGAGGTTTTGGTGCTACCC